TATTTTCTTTAATGGTCAAGGTGTAACTCAGCAATTAACTACTGCTGGAGTGACCATTGCAAGCAATGTCCTTGCTGATAACGCTACTGGCATATTGCAACTTCAAGATAATTGCACATTAGGTTCTGCAGTTACATTTACATTAGGTTCTGGAACTTCTGGTAATTTAGACCTTAACAACTTTACATTAAGCACAGGATTTTTTAATTCATCTAGTTCTAATACAAGGTCTATAGCATTTGGTACTGGTCAGATTAACATTACTGGTAATGGCACAACTATTTGGGCTACAACAACAACTACTGGTTTTAGCTATACAGGAACTCCAACAGTTAATTGTACTTATTCAGGTTCAGTTGGAACTAGAATATTAAACATTGGAACTTTAACGGAAGCACAGGCATTAAATTTTAATATTTCTGCTGGTACAGACATTATTTCTACTTCTGGTTCTGTAGCTGGAATTAAAAATTTAAACTTTACAGGGTTTAGCGGTTCTTTTGCTAATAATGCAAGAACAATATATGGTAATTTAACGATTTCTAGTGGAATGACTGTAACTGGTGGAACAAATACAACTACTTTTGCAGCTACATCAGGCACTCAGTTAATTACCACTAACGGCAAAACAATAGATAACTCTATTACTCAAAACGGTGTAGGTGGAACAGTACAGCTACAAGACAACCTAACAATGGGTTCTACTCGTACATATACGCTGACGAATGGAACATTAGATTTATCTAACGGTAACAGAACATTAAGCACAGGTATATTTAGTTCAACAAACTCCAATATTCGTTCTATTTTGTTTGGCTCAGGTAACATCACCTTAACTGGTAATAATGCAACTATTTGGACTACTGCTACATCAACAAACTTTAGTTACACAGGAACACCAACAGTAAACTGCACATACTCAGGTTCTACAGGAACTAGAACTATAAATTCTGGCTCAGGATTAATCGAAGCTAATGCAATTTCGTTTAATATTAGCGCAGGTTCTGATACTGTAACAAGCGGTGCTGGTTCATATCTTTTTAAGAATTTAAACTTTACTGGTTTTAGTGGAACATTATCAAACCTTACTAGAGGTATTTTTGGTAATTTAACTATTTCTAGTGGAATGACTTGCACGGCAGGGGCAAACGCCACAACATTTTTAGCTACATCAGGAACACAGCTAGTTACCACTAACGGTAACACAACCATTGATTTTCCTATTACACAAGATGGAGTAGGTGGTACTGTTCAATTAGTAGATTCGTTTACTATGGGCTCTACAAGGGCTTATACATTAACCAACGGAACATTCAATGCTAATAATCAAAATGTTACTCTCGGAGCTTTTGTTTCCAGTAATACGAATACTAGAACCTTAACAATGGGTTCTGGTACTTGGACAATTCAAGATAGTGGAACTTCGTGGGACATTGGCACAACAACTGGATTGACTTTAAATCGAGGTACTTCTACGATTAGTATGACATCTGCTTCAGCTAAGACATTCGCTGGTGGTGGCTTAACATACTATAAAATAAACCAAGGCGGTGCAGGTACATTGACATTGACAGGTGCTAATACTTTCTTTGATATGACCAACACAGTACAGCCATGTACCATTACTTTCCCTGCTTCTACTACAACTAGCTTCTCTAATTTTAGTGTTAAAGGAACTGCAGGTAATCTAGTGTCATTACGGTCTAGTACCTCTGGAACTCGTTACACTTTAGCAAAGGTAGCATAATGGCTTTTACTGTTTCTTTTACAGACATTCAAGACTCTAATGTTGTTGGTGGTAACTGGAGAGCACCGTTAGTTGCTCCGCAGAACAATGTAGATTCAGGTAACAATGTAGGCTGGAAGTTTGGAAAGATTGTTAGAGATTTCTTTCCATTCTTAAACCTGCCTATCTCGCTTGCTGCTTCTGATGTTTTAAGCATACCGAGATTACAGTTTGTTAGTGTTCAAGACTGTGAAGCAACTGGAGAAACTTGGATTGCCACTACCTCAACAGGTAACGTAGATGATGGCAACAATACAGGATTTGATTTTACAAGTAACTTAACTATTAACTAAGAACAATATTATGAATGAGATTAATCCTGTAGAGTACGGTAAGTTAGTACAGTCCGTAGATAGCCTAGAGCGTAAAGTAGATGCTTTAGAAGTAGACATCAAGAAGTTAGTTGCTATGGCAGAGCGTAGTAAAGGTTCTCTATGGGCTTTGATGGGAGTTGCATCAGTTGCTGGTGCATTTATTAGTTACATGACTGAATTAGTATTTAAGAAATAATATGAGACCAGTATCCGTCGGTAAGAACTTAACTGATAATACCCTAACTACATTGTTTACTGTTCCGACTAGAAACATTGCTACTGTTCGTAATATTTTAATGACAAACAGAGGTGCGGGAAATAAGCATATTTCTGTTTATTGGTATGATAAAAGCACGAACACTAGCATTGAAGTGGTGCATGAACGAACCATTACTTCTAAAACATCCCAAACAATAGATAGTAATTTTCAATTTGTATTGGATGAAGGAGATGAATTACGGTCTATCTCTGAAACAGGGTCAACAATGACTGTAGTAGCTACCTTTGAATTAGAAGCAACATCAGCAGTACAGTACACTCAATATTAAGGACTAATATGCCACTCAAAACAGGTAAATCAGATAAGGTTATTTCAGCTAACATCCGTAAAGAGATGAAAAGCGGTAAACCTCAGAAACAGGCAGTAGCGATTGCTTTGTCAAAAGCAGGTATGTCAAAGCCTAAGATGATGAAAAAATCAGCACGAGGACGTTAAATAGTTCTTGCAATTTATCTAAAAGTATGATAACATGGTACAAATATGGCTCTAACTAACTATTTAGACTTAACCAATGAAGTGTTAATCCGACTGCGTGAGCCAGAGGCTTCCTCAGTATCGGATAACGCCTATGTCAAGCTCATTGCCAAGTATGTTAATGATGCTAAGAGACAAGTAGAAGATGCTTACAACTGGAACTGTTTAAGTAACACATTAACTGCTTCCACTCAGGCTTCTATCTTTAGTTATGCACTGACAGGCTCAGGACAACGATTCCGTGTTATCGATGTATTGAATGATACCACGAATACTTATGTGCGTAACATCAGCACAACTGAGATGAATAAGTTGTTCCTCATGGCAGCAGGTGTTGCTAGTGGACCTCCTGTGTACTATAACTTTAACGGTACAGACAACAACGGCGATACCTTAATTGACTTCTACCCTGCTCCTGATACAGCCTATCAGGTTCGTGTAAACATTATTCAACCTCAACCTGACTTAGTTGCTAACTCAGATGAGATATTAGTCCCTGCTAACATTGTGGTCTTAGCTGCTTTAGCAAGAGCGCAAGCGGAACGTGGAGAAGATGGCGGTGTACAGTCTGCAGAGACATACGCACTCTTTAAACAAAGCCTTGCTGACGCTATTGCACTAGAAGCAGGTCGTTACATTGAAGATTCATACTGGGTGTCTATCTAATGGCTGGACAACTCCAAACTTCATCGATAGCTGCTCCGGGATTCTACGGACTTAATCTTCAAGAGTCTAGTATTACCCTGTCTTCAGGCTTTGCACTGAAGGCACAGAACTGTGTTATTGACCGTTATGGTCGTATCGGTGCTCGTCGTGGTTGGACTGCGCTGAACGCTGTTAATGCAGACTTAGGTTCTAACCCGATTGAATCAATGATGGAGGTCGTAGATGGCGGAAGCAATACTATTATATCAGCAGGTAATAACAAGTTATTCACTGGTCGTGCAACACTTACACAACGTCTTGTCCGAAATGCAACAAATTCAGGAAACGCTACTTACACGATAACAGGTAACAACTGGCAGATGGCAGCAATGCCGTACGGTGATGTCAATGACTTTCAGCCCCATGCCTATCTTGCACAGGCTGGACACCCGATGCTGGTTTGGCATGAGTTACCAGTATCCGGCGGAGACCCACACGACCATGACTCAGGAACCTTTGGTTTTCAACAAGTAGGAGATGTCGGTACATTACCGGCTAATCACACTACTGCATCGTTTAAGCCTAACGCAGTGTTCTCTGGTTTTGGTCGTATCTGGGTTGGGAACATTGTTGGCGACACACAGACTGTATACTTCAGTGATTTACTACGTGGTTCAGACTTTACCACTGGTTCTGCTGGTTACTTGAACTTACAAGAAGTATTCCCTAACGGGGACAACATCGTCGCTATCGCAGGACACAATGGGTTCTTGATTATCTTTGGTCGTAACAACATTGCCATCTATGAGAATCCGATTGACACCAGTAGCTTACGTCTTGTTGAGTGTATATACAATGTAGGCTGTATTGCTCGTGATTCCGTACAGAACATAGGCACAGATATTCTGTTCTTGTCCGATGCTGGTGTACGCAGCCTTGCTCGTGTGATTCAAGAGAAGTCATTACCGATGAACGACATCTCTAAGAATGTTCGTGATGACTTAATGGGTAACGTAGCTTCTGAAGCAGACTTAGGTAAGATTAAGAGTATTTACCACGATAGAGATGCTATCTATTTATTGTCCCTACCAACTACTAAGTTCGTATATTGCTTTGATACTCGCTCACGCCTTCAAGACGGTTCTGCTCGTGTAACTATTTGGGATAACTTACAACCTAAGTCATTCTGCATTACACAGGCTAAAGAGTTACTCATTGGACAGACATCGTACATTGGTAAGTACTTTGGACACTCTGACAACGGAGTAGCTTATCGCTTACAGTATTACACCAACTACTTTGACTTTGATGCTTCTACCAAGCTCAAGATTCTGAAGAAGATTGGTTGGGTTTTGATTGGTGGTACAAACCAAGCAGTCTCTGTTAAATGGGGTTTTGACTACACCGAAGGCTATCAAGCCACTACCTACAGCTTAGACACTGCAGTAGTCTATGAATACGGCATTGGTGAATACAACATCGCTGAATACAGCTCAGGTATCGTCATTGACCGCTTCTCTGTTAATGCTGGTGGTCAAGGAACAATTATGCAACTTGGACTAGAAGCAGACATCAACGGCAACCCTTTGTCTATTCAAAAGATAGACGTTGCGGTAAAAGCTGGAAAAACAATCGTTTAATAAAAGGAATATATCGTGGCGGACTACTCAAAGGCAACTAACTTTACAGCCAAGGATGGCTTACCGACAGGAAACGCTGGTAAGATTGTCAAAGGCACTGAGATTGATACTGAACTGACTGCAGTGTCTAACGCTATTGCTTCTAAATCAGACATCAATAGCCCAACATTTACTGGTACTCCTGCTGCACCTACAGCGTCTGCAGGAACGAACACAACTCAGTTAGCTACAACAGCGTTTGTTACTGCTGCTCTGCAAGCTGCATACCCTGTTGGCTCTATCTACATCAATGCCTCTAGCGCTTCTAATCCATCGACCTTACTAGGCTTTGGTACATGGACAGCTTTTGGCGCTGGTCGTGTCATAGTTGGTCTTGATGCTAGTGATGCACTGTTTGACACTGCTGAAGAGACTGGCGGTTCTAAAGACGCTGTTGTTGTGTCTCATACACACACCGCAACTGTTACAGACCCCGGACACGCTCACTCATATAACCAACCAGTAGCAAGTAATGCTGCTAACCCTCCCGGTGCATCAGGTTCACAGGCAAGTGCAACCACTACTGGAACTGCAGTTACAGGTATCTCTGTAACCAATGCTTCTACTGGTGTAAGTGGTACTAACGCTAACGTACAGCCATTCATTGTAGTTCGTATGTGGAAGCGTACAGCTTGAGTTTTAAAGTACCAGTCGTTATTCGTGAAGACTATACGATGTTATTAGAGCTTCACAATGATTTAATATGGTTTCACACAGACGTACGAAAGTGGACACCGACAGTAAAAGCAAAGTATTTAGAAGATTTAAATTTATTACAACATCTTGTGTCTGTTCCTTTAGTGGCTATAGCACATGAAGACAATAAGAAATTGGTTAAGTTTGGGAAATCAATCGGCTTTGAATTTCAACAAGATTTTATAAATCAGGATAAACAGATGTATCACATATACAGTAGGAGTCTATAATGGGTGGATTTACTTCAGCAATCGGTGGATTAGTTGGAACTGCAGGAGGCGTTATTGGTGGAAGCAAAGCCGCTGCTGCCGCTAAAGGACAAGCCGAAGCGTTACGGGCTGCTGCTGACAAAGCGTCCGCAATGGCGCAGTTCCGACCAATGGGAATGACTACAGCCTTTGGCTCGTCTAAGTTTGAAGATGATGGCACAGGTAGCTATACACTATCGCCTGAACTACAGGCAATTCAGCAACGTCTGTTCGGTCAAGCAGGTGCTTATGACCCTTCACAACTTGGAACTGCAGCACAGCCTATTATGGGCGGTGCTTCTAGTTTATTTAACTTAGGTCAGCAGTATTTAGCACAGTCTCCAGAGCAAGCTGCTCAAGACTATATGAATCAACAACAGGGTTTGTTATCTTCTTCAAGAGCAGCGGATTTAGCTCGATTACAGACTACTAACTTTGGTCGTGGTACAGGAGGGCTTGGTGTTAATACAGGTACTGGGGGAGCTGCTTCTAACCCATTAGCACAAGCATTATTTAATGCTCAAGCTAAACAAGATTTACAACTTGCTTCACAAGCAACTGAAGCTGGCATGGCTAGAACTAAGTTTGGTGCTGGCTTGTTTGGCACTGGCGGAGAACTTCTTGGACAAGTCCCTCGTTTAACAACTGCTGGATATGGTCCGTTAGAAGCTCAGTTAGGTTTATTAGGTACAACAGAGAAGCTAGGTCAACAACCGTTTATGCTGTCTCAAGACTTGGCAAACCAATACGCTCAAGCAGGTGCAAGAGCAGGGCAACTATATCTACAACCTCAGCAAGCTGCCGCTACTGCTTACAGTCAGTATCAAGGCTATAGCCCAATGGCGGTTGGTTTACAAGGCATTGGACAGTCTATTCAGTCGTTTGGTAGTGGCTTTATGCCGGGAAGCACAACAAGTAATACTTCTTCTTATTATAATACTAATCCCGGCAGTCAACAGACTAGTATGCTTGCTCAACAAGACCAAGGAATTGGAAACTGGGGTGACAGTGGCGGTAGTTCTTGGTTTAGCAGTTTATTAGGAGGAAAATAATGGCTGATAATATTGTAGGCGGTTTGTTTGGGTTCGACCAAGCTCAGTATGATATGCAACAACGTCAACAGAGACAGCAAGAGTTTGCTAGAGACTTTCAAGCAGTTCAACTTTCTCCTTTAGAGCAATCTAAGTTAGCTATTTTACAAGGAACTAGAGCGTTTGGACGTGGTGTTGGTACTTTGTTAGGCGCTCAAGACCCACAGTTACAGAAAGTTAGTGCTATTAAGCAGTTGTCGTCACAGTTTGATTTAACTTCTCCAGTAGGCATGAGAGATTTTGCTCGTTCATTACAAGCACAGTTTCCACAAGAAGCAATGCTGGCTGCAAAGCGTGCTGATGAGATGGAGACATCTGGATTAACTCGTCAAAAGACACAAATGGACATAACTAGAACACAAGGTCTAATCTCTAAAGAAGATGCTGCCGCTGCACAGAATGAACAGTTGCGTGCTGAGTTGTCTGATGCAGTACAGCGAGGCGCTCCAAGACAAGAAATAACCCGCATTGCAGCGAAATATGGTTCTGCTGATAAGATTTTACAAGTTCTCAGCCAAGAGCAAAACAGAGCTGATGCCCTTGCTGCAAAATCTGCAGGTGAAGGCGGTGTCGGTACTCCCGGACCTGTAGGTAAGTCTGGAGCCTATCGTGATATTTCTGGAACTATTCTTGGACCAGCAGAAATGAAAACTGTTCGTCAAGAGTTTGAAGGCGCTCAAAAGTTATTAAACACTTTAAATCAGATTAGCGCACAAGATGTAAAAGATGCTGAGAGCTATATTGATTGGACAACGAAAGCAGAGACAAAAGGACTAGCGTCTGATAAGACATTAAAAGCACAGACAAAGGTTGCTGCTTCCCAGCTTTTAGAACAGATTAATCAACTTCCTCCCGGCTCTGCATCGGATGCTGATATGAGAGCCGCTATGAAGAGCTTTCCGGGTTATAGCAATCCAGAGGCTTTAGCTGAATGGGTTAATAGAACTAAAGGTCTGTTACAATTCTCTATTAACAGAGGTGTAGACCAATTCGGATTTACTTCTCGTATTCAGCCAACAGCACCTTTGGATTTAAGTAAGAAAAAATCTAAGGCGCAAACAACTACATCTGATGACGAGTTGATAAATAAATACATCAAAGCTAAAACACAGTAAGGAACTAAATGGCTACTTATGAACAAGTCATTGAGGCACTGCGTGCTGCCGATGCCGCTGGAAACATTGAAGATGCTCAAAGACTAGCACAGATTGCTCAGTCGTTATCTAAACCACAAAAAGCCCCTATAGCTGATGTTCGTAGTGAAACAATGGCTGATACAGGTGGAGGAGCCGCTGTCGGTATGCCACGTCGTGGTCGTGCTGCTGCAGTACAACCTGTTACTCCTTTAGAAGCGACTGCTGCAGGTGTGTTTAAAGGAGCTGTTCTAAACCCAGCATTAGCTGTTACTCAGGTTGTAGGCGGTGAAGGCGGTAGGGAATATGTCAAAGGGATTCAAGACCAATACAGACAGACAAGAGAACAAGCTGGTTTATCTGGAATTGATATTCCTGAAATCGCAGGTTCTATAGTAAGTCCTATTAACAGACTATTTCCTGCCGTAACTGCTGCTGGTCCTGTCGGACGCATTGCTCAATATGGCACACAAGGCGCTATTATCGGCGCACTGACACCAGCAGAAGAAGCTGAGAACTTGCTGACTGAAAAGTTACAACAAGTCGGAACTGGTGCTTTGTTTGGAGGTGTATTAAGCGGTGCTCTTGATTTAGGTAAAGGCGCTATTAGTATTGCTAAAGAATTTGTTAAGCCTATAACAACAGCAGGTCAGAAAGCTATCTTACAGCAGCGTCTGTTAGAGATGGCTGGTAAAGAGCCAGAGAAGATTATTAGTGCATTGCGTAACGCTCCTGAATTAGTACCGGGTTCTAAACCAACAGCAGCGGAAGCATTAGCAGACATTCCTGTTGCAACTTCATTAGCTGCGTTTCAGAAAAGCATTGAAAAGATACCTACAAAAGGAATCGCTGCTGACTTTGCAGTACGTCGTCAAGATGTAGCAAATGCTAGACAGTCTTTGCTTCGTCAAACTGGTGGAACACAAGATGACTTGCTTGAAGCTATTGCAGAACGTACTCGGGTAACTGCTCCGATTCGTGAAGATGCGTTAGGGCAAGCAAATATTGCAGGTCGTTTAGAACCTCAGTTTGAGCAAGAAATAGCAAAGAAGTTTACAAGCAAAGCCAAAGCACTACAAGTTGGCGGTGCTTTAGAAACAGAAGCTGCACAGCAACAACAACTTGCTCGTAACTTCTTCCCCGTCGCTGGCTATCCTCGTGTAAGTCCTGAGTTAAGTAATAACTTTGACCGTGTCTTAGGTAATCTTGATGGTGCTATTACTTCTAAGAATATTGCTGCACAGCGTCAAGCTGAAGGTCAGTTTAAGCAACTTCAGTTACAAAGTCTTGCGGAAAATGGTTTCTATCCCCTTCGTGTCAATCCTATTATTGACAACATTGACAAAGTATTAACAACTCCCGGTACTCGAGCTTCAGATGTTGTTGTTAATGTCTTTGGTTCGTTAAGAGAAAAGCTACAGCGTTTGTCTAACCCGAACAACGGTGTTATTGATTCAAACGATTTGTACACTATTCGTAAAGAAATAGGTAACGACATTAAGAAGTTCTCACAGGAAAGTCAGAACTGGGATGCTCGTCTTACAAGCGGTTTAGAAAAGAATGTTAAGAGCTACATCGATAACGCTATTGAAAAAGCAGGGAATAGCGGTGACTGGAAGCGTTACTTAGATACATTCCAGCAGCAATCTACTAAGATTAATCAAATGCAGATTGCACAAGCACTTGAGAAACAACTAGGCACTCCATTAGGTAATGCTGAACGAGTTGCTGGGTTTGCTGCAGCCGTTGAAAATGCACCTAATCTGATTAAGCGCTCTACGGGTCAGGCTCGTTTCCAGAAGTTAGATGAAATTATGACTAAGAAGCAGATGAACGACATTGACAGTTTACTGGCTGATGTTAGCCGTGAAGCTAAAGGCGATACATTAGCAAGTTTATCAAGAGCTGAAGGACAAACAACTGCTGACCTCCCTAACTTACTGAACCGTTATGCCACAGCTACTAACACTGTATTAAAGCTAATTAAAAAGGATGCTGTAGCCGACATTAATAGATTAATGGCTACTATGACGTTAAACACTACTTTACTGGCTGACTTTATGCAAGGTGTTCCTCCAAGTAAAGCAGAAGCAGTTGTGAAGGCTTTGTGGTCTAGACTTACACCTGAAAACAGAGAAGCGTTAAATAGAGCATTGATTATCAGAGCTGTTGTTCCACAGATGACAGAAGGCGAATAATGGACCCAATAACACTACTAGCAGCTTTTGCTCCTTTAGCGGTAGATTTGGGTAAGTCGCTTATTGCTAAGTTTGTCGCTCCTGAGAACTTCAAACCAGCCACGATTGAGCAGTATGTTGAAGTTAAGAAGATTGACTTGGAGATGTTCAAGGCTTTAAACGAAGCTGGAGGCTCTAATCCTTCGTACCTGTGGGTAGAGGCTATTGTACGTCTTCAGCGTCCGTTAGTGGTTGCTGTAGCTCTTGGAGCATGGGCTTGGACACACATTGCAGGAGTTCCTAGCCCTGAAGTAGATAACTTTGCTGCTATAGTTGGTTTCTACTTGTTTGGTGACAGAACCATGTTCTACGCTAAGAATGGTAGAGCTAAGTGAACTTGAGTAGCAACTTTACTTTAGAAGAACTCACCGCATCACAAACAGCAGTCCGCAAGGGCTTTGACAACACCCCTAACGCTACCGAGATAGCTAACTTAGTTCGGGTTGCAGCATTGTTAGAGCAAGTCAGAGCCTTAGTCAAGAAGCCTATTTCAATTACTTCTGGCTTTAGGTCTAAGCAAGTCAATGACGCTGTAGGTTCAAAAGATACGAGCCAACACCGTATCGGCTGCGCTGCTGACTTCAAAGTCCCCGGAATGACCCCTAAACAGGTCGTAGAGGCGTGCGTTAAAGCCGACATAGGGTACGACCAAGTCATCCAAGAATTCGACTCATGGGTCCATATAAGCGTTCCTGATAGCCCTTCTAGACCACCCCGGAAACAAGCCTTAATTATTGACCGTCAAGGCACTCGTCCGTTCAAGTAAAACTGTATTTCATTTTATACAAAAATCGTGTGTATTGTACACATTGTGAGACACAGCGCAACATTTATTTATCCTAGAATCCTAGTCTTTTCTGCACGACACAGCTTAACAACTCAATAAATCCTAGAATCTTAGGACAAAAAAAGAGGACTCCGAAGAGTCCCCGTCAAGGTACTACTACACAAGGAATAGTGTTATAGCTTATTAGCTTTTTGTCTGTTTTGCTCCATTGTAATTACCTGTAGATTCCAAGGAACATGGAGACCACAAACGGTTTTGCCCTGTAGCGGAACGATGTGGTCAACCTCATACTTAGTCTCTGTCAATTCCTGCTGAAGTTTAGCAAGCCAATAAAAAGCATTTATCTGATTGTGTTGGTCTTCCGTTAACCACAGCGGAGTACGACACATCAAGGATGCCCTTCTCTTAGCCTTCCTAACATAATATGACTGCTTTGTCTGTTTGTAATATGTTTTTCTAGCTTCTCTGTTTACTTCAAGATTGCTGTAATACAACTCGCTACGCTTTGTTGAGTCATAACGAGCTGTATCATATTCCGAACGACAAGCCTTGCAATAACTGTGGTGTCCGTCTTTGTTCTGTTTCTGTTTAGGAAACAAAGACAGCTCTTTACTACATCCACACTTTTTGCAAGTTTTTATCATATTTCGCATCCTCCTGCGGTACAACTTAGAGTTTGTACACCTTCTACATTATCATCGTACTCTTTAAAACCGTCCCAATTAATTCCTGCTGGTTGTTTTGATAAGAGTTCTTGATACTGCTCTTCGCTGCACTCTTCGTAAGGACTTTGCTTATAAGTGCCTCCATCCATTGGAAGAAAGGAGACTCCTGTTACTTCGTCGAAGTGCTTATACACCCATGCGCCTACGTCCATCCATTCGTGTTCTTTAACTGAAATGGTGACAGAAGGTTTATGTTCTGTGTAGTGGCGCTGAAACAGCAACCACAACTTCAAGTGCTTGAGTGCAGATAGTTCTTCACGCAATAGCGCACCGTCGTTTACTTTGACTGGGAAACTAAAGACTGTAGTTGACTCAGGCTTCATTACACAAGGCTCACCAACGAACCCTGCATCAGTCATAAACTGTGTCAAAGGGTCTTTATTATCAGCTCGTACACGACGAATATAATACTTGCTATGCTGAGGGTGGATGCCAGATGCGGTAGAACAGAGTTGTGATACTGTTCCTTCCGGCTTAACAGCCGTAACTGCCACACTCTGATTGATTCCAATAGCGTTAGCAAACTCAGCGTTAACAGTAATAGCAACATCTCGCAACCTTTCTAATCGTGCAGGTAAATCCTCATCATCAGGGTCGTTAAGAAGTGCATTGTCGCAGATACCAGTCATCGACACACCTAACAACGCTTCGTCTTCAGTATTCTTCTGCCAAATCTTACGCAAGTATGGGAAGTCGGTTAACGACGCTTGAAACGTACCAAGAATCGTTGCAATGCGGATTTTAGACTCGATAGTATCCATAGTATCATCGCTACGAATGATACAGCTAGAAAGATTACAGAACTGGTAAGGACGGAGAATAATCTCAGAACAAGGATTAGTACCGAAAGCAAAACTTGCATCCCTACGCCCATTCTTTGCTGCTTGTTGTTGACTTGCTTCACGGTTAAAGATTCCTCGCTCACCAGAATGTGATTCATAAATAGAAGACCACTCACGCATAAACTGACCAATAGATGGTGTCTCTTCGTAAGTAGCAGAGTTGTTTGCTAAGGCACGTTGTCCTTGTCCATCCCACCAGTTACCTGCTTTAGCGTGTGCCATCTTGTCGTCTGTTAAGTCAGACAAACTAATCATTGCTGACCGTCGGACTCCACCCACAACAACAACTTCCCCGATTTTGCACAGAATATCATGGCACTCAAGGGAAGTGAGACGGCGACCAGTTGCTCCTCTGAATTTTGAGACACAGAACTTATAAAGCTCTTCCAAAGGTCCGGGTCCAGAAGCACGTCCACCGAAAGTCTTGAGTCTTGCTCCGGCGGGTCTAACTCGAGATGTGTCAAATTTTGGAATCTCGCCAGAGTAGAGAAGAGCGATGAGTTGGCGAAGTGATTTTGCCCATCCTTCTTTAGAATCCGACACAACAACAGTGCTCTTACTATCAAACAACTGCTCTGGAACTTCAGGTAATTTCTTAACATATTGCTGCTCCACAGAGAAACCTACACCAGTACCGCATAGGAGGATGTACATAGCCTCGTCAAAGGCTTTAGGGTCGTCAATCGGTAAATATGAACAGTTAAAGGCAGCGACGTTCTGACGCTCTAGCGCAGGACCAGCAGTCATTACCGCACGCATTGACGGTACGACTTCTAGGTTTACTACAGCCTCTTCTAACTCTTTACGCAGTTCAGGAGACAAGATGTACTTTTGTTTCTGTGCTAAGTGTTTCTCCATAAAGTCAAAGTATCGCTTTACGGTTTCATCCCAGTGCTCACGACGACCTTTATCGTCTAGGTATCGTGAATACCTGCTCTTAGCAATGAATGTGTTATAGGGTGTCATTGTGTATTTATTCATTTCACTTCTCTTTCTAGTTTATCGGCATTGTCCTCGATGCGCTCCGAGAACATCTCTACAAGGTCTTCGCTACTAATTTCTAGTAGCTCCAACAATGTTACTTCATCTAAGGCTTTAAGACGCTCCTTGATTTCATGTAAAAGCAACGGCATCTTAGTCTTCCTTGTTGTAATACTTTTCAGTTACTTCGTCGTAGTTCTCAATTAAGTAATCGAGATAGTGTTTAATCTTCTTTAAATCCTCAATTCCTCCTTTGTATGGAAAGCGAAGTATGTATTTTACCACATTGTGCGACCAAGGGTCTAATCCCCACTCAAGGGCGATAGTCCAAGGCTGTACACCTTTCTTGTAGTGTGTACCACCTACTTGATGTGCTAAAGTGTTTACTTTCTTGTCGTCGTACTCTTTGATTAAGTCCTGTAAAGTTTCTTGACGAATATAACCAAACGGTGTTGGCATTGCTACTGGGTTTGTCATACGATTCCTTTCACTTCTACACGACCTCTAGTTGATTTAGTTCCTTGGCTCCATGTACCACAGTCACGGCACTGGTAGCGTTGATATGCACCAGTGGTTGACATTGCTACACCACGCTTCTGTAAGTGCGTAGATGAGCAGTTAGGACATACAGCGCCTTCGGAGTACATATTGTGATTCGGATGGTTCTTAATCCAAGGACGTAGGGTATCGTATAGCGACTCTAACAACACTACGTCTTGAATGTTGTAAGACTCCATGCGCTTCCACGCATCCTTGTCGCCTTTCATGCACTTTGTCCACAACTCCATTCCTTCATGCTCTTGTTTCTTACCTAAGCCAAGACGCTGTGCTACGAAGTCCAGCTTGTTACTAGGAAACCTGAAGTTGCTACGAACAACACGAAGTAAATCAATCTGTTTATAGGGACTAGGAGGACTAAAACTGTTGAGGATAAATTCTTTATTGATAGTAGGCATATCAAACTTATTACCATTATAGTGAACCACAGCGTCTGCATCGGAGAGAAGTCCATGAAGTCCTTTTAACATCTTCTTGGTTTTGGAATTATGAACAGAATCAAACATAACAGTCTCATCACCGTGCCACTTCGCAGCATAGCAGAGCATATTAGATGAATCAATGATGTGGTTGGGTGAGATGTTTTGGTCCCACAGTCCCCACACCAATGCCGTCATCGGTGCTGTTTCTATGTCAAGGAGAAGTATCTTCATAGATTACCTTGCGACTCCATAAAGGAATCAAAGTCTTGCTGAGAAATACATAACTCACCGGCTGTTCCATGATGACACTCTGGGTAAGTAACGATGAACCGCATCTTTTCTTTGAGGTTATAACCGTAGTAGGCAGATAACCCGTCAGCTACTTTAGCCATTACGTTTGTCCATGACTCATCGTAGGGCAAAGTAAACTGTTTAGTAACTGTATCGTTGTTGTCTTCAATCGTAAGGCTTACTGTGAAAGTATCGCCGCTGTCGTCAAAATTCATCATCATCTTCATCTCCGTTGTTAGCCATCAAATCAAATAAAAGTTCTGCATCAATTACAGCTAAAGGTTTAGAATTGTTTTGTTTAATAATCACAATCGGTTCACCGTCGCCATGTTTCTTGCACTGCTCGTAGTAATTATACACCGCAATCTTTGCTAAGGACTTACATTCAAATGTTGCTGGTAGTTCCTCTTTAGCGTATTGCGACATCACTACATCTTCACCGTGACTACCCATCGGACAACTGCGTAAGTCCTTGTCCGTCAGTTGTGGATACCTCTCCAGTAACTTCTTTACGGTCCACTGCTGGAGCAGTCTTCCTTTTTGTTTTGCGGAGCTTGTTTTCAACTTTAATTTCCTTTATCTTGGTTAGCATCTTCTTAGGGATGGTGATACTGTTGTTACACATTCCTGCAGTAATCGTACCTGCTAACTCAATCTGTTCATCGTCTTCAAACACCACAAAACCTACTGTCTTACACTTTAAATCTTCCCGCTTTGCTTCGTGCCATTCACCTTGTGCTAAGGCATCTAGCCACTCGACTAAGACGAGCTTGGTGGAGTCCAAGTCTGATTTAGACTTCTTTGTAGCCACAGTAGCTGTGCGTTCTCCAGTACTCGCTGCAGGTCGCCCTCGTAGGCTTTGAGGACTGCTTCGTATAGTTCGTTTTCGTTTGTACATTCTGCTAGTATCCTTTTAGCTTTAACAGGTCCAATTCCTTTGAGACCAACGATGTTGTCAATCCTATCGCCAGTCAATATCTGTGTATAGAAAGCGGTTAAGCCTTCAAACTCAGAGACATAATATTTCTCTTTCTTGCGGTAGTTGTAATGCCAACCACGAAACTGATTGAGGTCTTTGTCGATGTGAACCATGATGGACTCATCTTCTGGTACTGCGTAGGCAGCGATGCCGACTGCATCGTCAGCTTCAATGCCGTTGACTACCTCAAAACCCCATGAGTTTACTAGGTGGTCTCTAAGTGCTTGTAAATGCACTGGCTTATCAATAGATGCTCTCTGACCCTTGTATGGAACTGTAACTGCTATCGAATCTCTAAAGTTGCCTTTGCCCGTTAGGAAGCCCTTGTAATCTTCACAGTCCAAGTCCATACAAAGTTCAGTCATTGATTGCTCAAGTCTGGACAACGCAATCTTTTCCTCTACATCGTTGCTAGAGAAGCCGACTGCGTAGCACAGACTGTCTGCATCAATGAGTGCGGTTATCACAGGATGTCGTCGTCCAAGTCTTCAATCTTGCTATCACCGTTGGCATCGTACTTCACCAAGTCAGTAATCACAATCTTCGCCAAGGAAGCACTAACACCTTCTTTGTTCTTCCACTTCCAGCTATAAGGCTTAATCATTGCAACAGCCTTAGAGCCGTTACCTACGATGTCCTTAATCTCGTTACCTTCTTTGTCAAAAGGCTGGATGGCGTAGTTTGACTTCACCGTCAAGAACCAACCCTTCTCAGGTTTGTCTTCACGCTTGCGTGGTGCAAGACCAATCTCTTCCAAGGCTTTGACAGCGGTGTCGGACAGATTAGCCAAGTCACATTGGAACTTGCCACTCATGTCGTTTACTTTGTCAAAGAAAGCCCACTGAATTTCTGCTTGAATCTTAACTGGTTTAATTTCCATTTTAAATCTCCTTATCTACTACGGTTTAGAAATACTGCTACAACTATTGTACCACAACTACTGCAAGGTTTGGGTATATGGATTAAGACTTTCTTCTAGTGTCCCATCTTCTATATCCAATACTGCATCCTTTAATAAATCGTAAGTTTCCTTTAAATCAAAGCTAGAACTTAGCGAATATGTTCCGTCTTTGTAGGCAGACACCGCCACCATCCCAAGTAAATTCTCGTCTTTTTCTTCTATCATTAGTGTGTCTCTTTCCATGAGTTGCCTACTTTAAACTCGCCGTCCAAAGGACAGCGCATCTTCAACATTATACCAGCATCTACAATAGATTGAACACCTATTTTACCTACAGTTTCTGAATCTGCTTCTTTACACTCTATCTGCCACTCATCGTGGACATTGGCTTTGAACTCATACCAAATCTTCTGCTTTGTCAATTCTTTTTTAAACAAGACTAAAGCCTGTTTCATAACGATTGCACCAGCGCCTTGCAGTAGTGTGTTAAGTGCCGAGTGCTCCGCACGAACGAGTAGCTTGCGTCCGTCAAGACCCGGTAGCCATCCTTTCGTAGCATAGATACGAGCCACTTTCTCTCGCAGAGCTTTAAGTTTCGGCGTGTTGCGTAGAAAACTATCAATGAGTTTCTGTCCTTCTTTCGCACTACCTCCAACAATCGACCCGATTTTGGCACTTCCTGCGCCATACAAGAAGGCATAGATAAACGTCTTAGCTTGATTCCTCGTTTGCAACCCAGCAGCGGTTTGATTCGCTGTGTGTATATCGCCTGATACAACCTCATTCGTATATTCATCGTCGTTCATATAGTGAGCCAGCATACGCAATTCTAATCCGCTTGCATCAATGCCAACTAACTTATTTCCTTTCTCTATTGTCCAAAGTTCACGACACTCGTGTCCATAAGGGCTACCGCTATTTGGAATCTGTGCCATGTTGGGAGACATATGCGTCATCCTCCCAGTCACTGCACCGTTGGTGATAACCCTACCGTGAACACGACCATCCTTTTGCACTGCATCAATCCATGATTCTATCTGACCGATACGTTTCTGTAACATCAGGTATTCTGCGATGGCTTTCGCTTCGGGGATGTCGATGCCTTCGAGCGTGGTTTCATCGACGATGACGCTACCTTTTTCGGTGTGCTTTTTGGGTTTCCAACCCTTTTCTTGAAGTCTTTTAGCAATTTGCTGTCTGCTGCCGGGGTTGAACGGGGTGACGATGTCTTTGAGCGGCTTCCCACTTGTGCCATGTGTTCTGCCACTGATGACGACTGGCGGAAAGATGGTTTCCATTTCAACTTGAATAATATCCAACTTAGTTTTAAGTTCAGATAATAGTTGTATAGCTTTAGGCATATCCAGTCTAAAGCCGTTTCGCTCTTGCCCAGCAATGATAATTGCGACTTCGTGTTCAAGCGTGATGCTTTCTTGTGAAAAATCATTTTCCATCTCCTGAGTTAAATGTTTGTACAGCTCTGCTGTTACTTTGGTATCTTGTACGCAGTACCACAATAGCGCTGACATGACAGGCTCGTCAAACGCTAAATTACTTTGGTCAACTTTCTTACCATTCTCGTCTTCACCAATTAAAGACTTTCCAGTAAGCCAAGACCATATCTTTTTATACGGTGCTTTGTAGTGTCCTAAACGCTCTCCCCAAGCCTCTAGCGAGTGTCCTCCTTCAATGCTAGGGTCGTACAGTCTTGCAAGCACTAGAGTATCTACAACCTGTGACTTTTTGACAGTAATTCCCCAAACCTTCTTCAGTACAGGGAAATCAAAAAAGATGCCGTTGTGTGTTACAACACTGTCACAGCCGTTGATAAAGTCTTGCAGTGACGATGGTTGCACAAACGTAGAGACAACATCTTTGTCAATGTCACGACACATAACACACCAAATCTTATCGTGGGTGCTGTTGGTCTCGATGTCCAGTACTATACGCATACGTTAATCATTTTAACCAAGTCTTGTAGATTAAGCAAATGCAATCGTGAAGTATTATCATCACCGCCACGAACCTGCCTTGGCATTGTTTTAGCAATGTAATTCTTGAGTATTTTAGTCGGGAACACTAAAGTCATCACAATATCCTTATCAATAGCAAGGTTATGAAACCAGTAGTCCGCTTCGGTGGTGGCGATGCCGCTAGGCTTACCACGACTCTCAAACTCAATAGCTATGTTGCCGGTACACTTCCACATATCTCGCTCGGTCTTAACCTCTATCTTGCTGTGCTGCAACATATCAGCAACCTTTTGCTCGAATACTTGTCCGTATTGCAAGTCAAGGTCAAACCGCTTGTCGTTGTTCATAAGCATTAGTAAATTCCAAACCAAGGAGCACATTCTTCCATATTCGGAAAGAGACGAGCTTCTGCTTTATGTATCTTTTCCCAAAATTCATCCTCATCAAATAGTTCTAAAGGTGGTTCCTTGTCGGTTTCATACTCTAAAACTGTAGGCTCAGTCATGTAATCCATTGGGTCATCACTGTCGCCAAGGTCGACAAATGTACATTCAGATAACCAATACCGAACACCTTTGTAGATAAAATCACATTTTTTTGGTTTGTTTCTTTTCATATCGTATCCTTATACACAGAGTTTAATTAAACCACCGAAGTACATCAACACCGCTACTCCTTCTACCGTGAATAGCGCATAGTCGTTCTCACGATAACCCGCCCACGCCCACAGTCCGCTGCCGATAAAACCAAACCACAGGTTCAATGGAAAGATATTAAGACTGGTCAGTCCGATACCGAGTAAGCAAAGGACTGTGCCTGTCCAGCGAATCATTTCTTCTTAACCGTTTTCTTCTTGATTACAAGCGGTTCTTCCACTACTTCCACTGTCATTGGTCGTGGTTCTTCAAACATCGCAGCAAGCAAGTCTTTTATCTCCGGCTCAAGCAGTGTAAAGGACTTACCGTTGTTCATGTGGACATCACGGTCAATGATGTAGCTAACATTCATTGTTTCAATGACGATGTTATTTATCTTGACTAGCATCTTTTTCAATCCTTTTCAGTTCGTGTTCAATCATCTTCTGTGCGCTTCCAAGTGCCTTAATCAGTTGCAGACAATCCTCGGTGTGATAGTGTGCCACAACATCAGTACCTAGCACCTTGTAAGCCTCTAGGGTATCTCTAACGAGTTGCTTGAGTGTGGTGGTGAACTGCACTGGCTCATCCGCATCGCCAAAGAAGAAGCCATAATCCACTGCTCCATTCTCAGCAATCCAAACAAATCCATCTACTTTGACGTTCTTACTCATTTTCCTTCACACCTTTCGTTAGCAATGCTTTCCAATTTATTGAATACATCTTTGTATTGTAAACACCAATAGTCCCTTGCGTTCTTCAATTCTGCTATCTCTGCTTCTAACTCACGAATCCGTTTCAATGCTTCAAACCCTTCAGTGATTTCTTCTGCAAGGCTACGTTCAGTGTTCATTTACCATCCTTAATAAACTTGTCCACAGCCGTGTCAATCTCTTCACCGAGCATCCAGCGCCATTCCGACATATCACCGTTACAGGCTATGACAGACGGAGCGACTAATTTAGTATCGACATCCCACGATGCACTGCGTAACCAGCGATAACGCTCTGCATCACGGTAGGTTTCTGTGTTGTCCTGAATCTTCGAGAACACATTAGCGTTCAGTGTGCGAAGCCTGTCAATCTCATTACACAGTGCATTGATGTAGTTACGAGTAATTGAATACTCGTCATGCTTTGCGTAATCTCGTGCTGCTTCTACTAAATCTTTCGTTGTCATAGTGTGTCCTTTAAATATTGCATTGCTCTTTTAAGTATCGTTTCGTCATCATAACACTTTCCAAGAATGATGTTGCAGTTTGTACACAAAAGCCCCCGTACTTTACCTGTTCTGTGGTCGTGGTCAACGTGAAGCGCAGTTGCTGGTGTTTTAGCACGTCCTTGTGATACATCTTCTTCGTGTTTTTTACAAACAGCACAGCAATACTTTTGCTTTTTACGTAAAGCGTTATATCCGTCTAAGTCTAATCCGTACTTCTTAAGACTTAGCGACTTAGCCTTTTCAGGGTTATCACGATACCAGTTCTTTGTTCCTTGGCGGTGTATCTCTTTCTTTCCGGGTTTTGCTAAATACGCCCTACGTCTACACACCATGCAGGTAGAGTCCACATAATCCTTAGTCTCTCCTGCTTTATTTACTTTGGTGCTAACAGCAAACTTGCTTGTCGGAAGCTCGTGCTTACATACTTTACAGGTAAACTTAAACATATAATCCCTTTATTATTTGACCACTTCTAATGCTACCATAAGTCAAAGAAAATGTCAACATATTTATAAAGTATCTTTTATGCCAAGCATACGACCAGTTTTGCCGTTGTAAAGAATACTGCCAGCATTACCAGTAAAGCCTGAATAACGGTTTTTAAGCACCCGGACGTTCGTCGTGTTTCGTTCAATTACGTCTACTGCCTGTCCATTACGCTCTAGTCCGATTACGATGTCACTTAACTGTGCAATAGCGCCTGAGCCTCGGAGTTGTGCTAACGATGTAGAAGCACCTTCTTCGTGTCCACGGTCACTCGGACGTTTAAGATGACTGACGCAGATTAACGAAATACCAGTCTCTTGAACTAGCATACGGAGCTTCGTCATAATAGCATCGAGAGCTTTCCGTTCATCGCCAACATCACCGCCGCTAATGATAATACTAATGTGGTCCAGCACAACATAACCACAGCCAAGACCTTTTGCCATGTAGCGCACTCGATTGACAATATTCTCCAAAGAAGTACTACCAAAATGGTCAAACAGGTAAATACGGTCACTTCCCAAAGTTCTATCAAAAGCATCTTTCAGTTCCTCCGGTGTTACTTCAACATCAGGTAAATGGATTGGTTTGTTTACTGCCAGCGACATGAGCGAACGAGCTGTTTTACGCACTCCTTCTTCAAGAAACATAAGTCCGATGTTGTCGGGTGTTTTGTTAAGGATATGCCATACGATTTCCCGTAGGAATTGAGACTTACCGAGTCCACTTCCCGCAGTGACCATGACAAGTTCACCTTTGCGAATACCGTAGGTAAGTTTATTAAGTTCCTCATACGGATAATCGCAATCAGCCTTTTCAATAGGGGCTGATACCATATCCCACAAGGTGTTCCCCTGTATAATTCCATCAGGTACGTAAGACTCAGCAGCCCACCAAGAATCAATAAATTCTTTGCCAGAGCCATTCTCAAGATAATCACACGCATCCTTGTATCCTTTCCGGTGTTTCATCACCTTTACTTTACCGCCAAAGAGTTCAGCGACTGCTTGTGAAGCCTTTAGTCCTGCTTCATCGGCATCAAAGCAAATCACCACATTTTCAAACGAGTCAATCCATTCATAATTGGCTTTGCAGTCCTTTAAAGCGGCACTAGCGCCATTGCGGATACTAACGCAAGGGTACTTACTGCCTTGCATCTGATAAGCGGCTAGAGCGTCTAATTCACCCTCACAGATAGTCAGATAGCGCCCGCCCTTGGTGAACAGTTGTTGTCCAAAAAGCATAGCATCTTTAAAGTCACCAGCAATGCTGAAGTCTTTGGTTTCGACCAGTCGTGTCTTGATTGCGGTTAGTGTACCGTCACCGTCATAGTAGGGGTAATAGTGTTTTCCGTTGTCTTGGCGTACACCGTAGGTTATGCAAGTAGCCGAAGTAATACTACGGTCAATGATACTAAGATTAGAAGCAGAGTCATAGAATTTTAAGTCCTTATTCATAGGTTTAGTTACTTTCGATTGTGTTGTGGTCGTGCCGTCACCATGCACATAGGTTTCGCAAGCAAAGCAGTACTGGTGACCATCGTCATACAGACTGTTCGCATTGCTTGACCCGCACGACTCACATGGTATGTGCCGCAGGAATTTGGATTCAGTCATTAGAACTGTTCTCCGTCACCGATTTCAATGTCCTGTACTTCACCTTCTTTATGTATATCTTCAATGCTCATGTTCTCAGCCTTACTTTCACACTCACTGCGACTGTTTCCATAGGTAGTGACCTTATATGTCACCGTGACTGTAAATGTCATATCGACTTCTTTAGGTACTGTATTCATATCATTCCTTTATTCAGTTAGTCCATGTTTCATTCTTTGTGAATCCCTTACTCGCCTTGGGTACTCATTCTCAACCCAAAAGCACCTTACTTCGTGTTCATTGTAAGACACATACCCTACCCATGTTGCGTGCTTCGTTGTGAAACTAGGGCATTTCATATATTCATGCTGGTGCTTTAATTCATTGCCTAAGTAACCAAAGACAACACAAGCACACATCAGGAACACTACAATAAGCAGACTCCCAATGTCGCTAACGCAATCGCATATGGGTTCGTTTTTGCTGGTTTCGGTAGTACTTTTATCCATAGTGATTTATCCATTTGTATATACGTTTCTGCTTCATCACGGGTATAGAATCGTCTTACTAACCCGCCCCATTCATCCCGTACTTCGTACCGAAGATTAGACATTAGTCACCTCGTACAACATTGCGTTTGCTTTGGCAGCAATCATCTCATCTAAGTCATTGATTACAGTAGCATATCCGTATTCATCGACCAAATCCGCCATATCAGACAGTACAAAATGGTAGTGTGCTTCATCGTGCTTATTCATAAAAACCTCCGTTTAGTTAAGACTAAGTATAGACATATCAAAAGTCAATACATAGACACAAAAATAAAAGACTTGACACAATTTTAAAAACTTCGTATAATGCTTTAACAACATAGACTATGTAAATTGTTGTTTTATGTAAATCATCTTAAAACCTATGCACAGTAACGATACAGACTATATAGGCGATTGCATCGGCGCATACACTAGCGTGTACACCCCTAGCGTTCAGCCCAGTATTCATCAACATCATCATCAATCGCATCATCCCCGATATAGTCATCCATAGAGTCCAGTAGCGACCCTATACCGCTATCTTGCTCAGTCGCTAGGTCATGCCTTACTTGTAACGGGATAACGTCACCCATAGCGTTTAAGCACGTCATACAGGTATTTACGAATCCCTTAGTAATAGCATGGCGCATAGTCGATTCATAATCATTTAATATTGCATTGCAACATTGGCATCTCATTTTAAGCCTTTCTAAGCCGTTTTAGGGCATAAGTAATAGGTAGGTATTAAGTTTATCATAAGTCGGCTATAAAGCCCCTTAAAATTGATTTAAAATGTATCTAATGGTATGAATGTAGGCGTATGCCGCTATCGACCATATCAGCACTTTATTGAATGTAGTCATAACGGCTCACAGTAAATAAGCCTACCGTCATTGTGGATATAGCATACTGTTGTGCCTGTTGGTGTGGTAATTATGACTGGTTTACTAGCGTAGGTAGTTTCCAGCATTGCCAATAGTCCGATTACCATAAAACCCTTGATAGCGTTATTCATTCTCTAGTCCTTTCGCTTTAATGTTTTTGTAATACTTACGTATCACTCTATTTGATTCCTTAATTTCCTTGTGCATTACCTCTATGCCGTCCCATCTATCATCATTAAGGTAGGTTTCTATTGATTCTGTTAAGCGGCTGAGTAAATCAACTGTATAGGCTAAATCTAGGCTGTTATTCATTGTTTAATTGCTCCGATAGTGTTAGATTGACCAAATCACTCCACAATTTATAAATGCCTTCATCGTTTACCTTATCCAAAAATTGGACTTGTTCCGGCTTTAATTGCTGCATTGCCATAATATCCTGAACCATAAATTTTCGACTATTCTCGAATGTCATATTAAACCCCTAGTAAGTTAAAATGCTGCCTCATAAATTCAGTTGTTTTTGATTGTTTAGGCTTATTCATACCGTCGGCAATGTCACTGCCGCTTATTGTTTTAATCCATACTGAACCATACCATTGCCCATGGTTATCATTGTAATCTAGGTCGATTTGGTTTTCACCCCAAATTATAGCAATCGCCTTGCTGCCTTGTGCCATAGCGTTTTTAATACAGGCGTTAATTTGCGCCTTCGATGGTTTACGATTGAAAAATTCGTATTCATCAACTAAATATAATGTACTCATTTTAATCCTCCAGTTCGTCAATAATAATCTTAATTAGGGTTTCATCGTCATAGTCTTTTAAACCCTTAACCCCATTCAGTAGTATGCATTTCAAGTAATTATCCAAATCGTCGGTGTCGTCAATCTCATACACTCGCTTATTGACTAATTGCTCTACCCATTCCGACCTAGATTTAGTAACAATATTATCGTCATCAAATTGAACTGTTAAATTGCTCATGATTAAGCCCCTTTATTGAATGAGTTATTGAAGGAAACCATATCTTCGGTGTTTTGTGCATCATCAACCCAGCACGTATCAGCGTTTAAACCTATGCGGATTCGCTCGCATGATTCGGTGACGCTGTTTATAATTGTGTCAGCCATTTCACTATCAGCGTCAACCCCGTTAAATTCTATTGCGATATATACTCTCATTTTTAATTCCTTTTTTTAAGTTAATGATTCGGCGATAAGATACCCGAGTGAAAGCGATAAGATACAAAACAAAACAATACTTACTATCCCTGCAAAAAATTTATACATAATTAAACCCCTAGATTAGATTGATAATTAAACCATTGCAGCAATGCGGATTACCTTCGCCATTTTAACGCCATGCGCTTTATAGGCGACGACTGCCACGTTTTTATCATAGCACGCACGGCAGCCGTTACATTTACCTTCATTCTCATAGGCACGGCATACCGTGGCGTTATCTGGTAATTGTGCCTCACTGCTAAAAATTGTCGACGTAGTGGAACCCTGCACGGTTTCGCCGGTAATGCTATCGCTAGAATAACGCACGGCGACGTTAGGCAATGACTGCATTTTATGCAATATATTAGTAAACTTTTTAAACTTATGCATTCTAGTAGGCAGCCAGTGGCTTACCCATGGCGTGGCAGCCATTACGGCGTATACCTTCGCCGCTAAATCAACGCTGTATAAGTCGCCGCTATCAAACCATCTGAAAAAGCGGGAATTGCCTAGCGCCGATACCATCTCACTAACCCATTCCGGACGCTGCCAGTCGTCCCGATTTTCTAGGCGTGGCGCTTTCACGTTAGGATAATTATAGTTTCCCGTAGTCGCATAGCAGCCCTTACACGCCGGCACTAATTCGCCATTTTTTGCAATGCTGCCGGGACACGTTTCGAGCGCTTGAAGCGACCACGATAAAATGCCATCGAGTTTACTGGTTTTTGATAATCGTATCATTTTTTAATGCCTCCATTGTTTAGGATACTGCCTAGAATTGATAATGCCTAGGTCGACCGACTAAGTCAACCTAGGATAAACCCTTATGCCATTGCCTCTTCGCTTTCAGTCACTGCCGCCGCTTCACTGGTCGACAATGATTTAATGTAATCCGCTGATTTTTGCGCCAGTGCTGCCGCTTTAAACACTGCCTTATTATCATTTTTGAGTACACGTAACCATGAAGCAATGTATCCGGCATGGCGTAATTCGCCGTTGATTTGATATTCAGCGCATAAAAATGCTGCCGACAATTCCGCTATTAACTCTTCGGCGGCGTATGCCTCATTTCCAAATCGTCCGGATAAGTCACGGTTTAAGCGATTAGCAGCGCCGGACCAGTGACTTAACTCATGTAATAACGTCGCATAATAAGCGGCTTCACTATCAAAGTCGCCCTTATTAGGCATTTGGATAAAATCATTTGATGGTGAGTAAAACGCCTTATCGCCGCCGTGTTTAATAATTGCGCCGGTATCAGTCGCCAGTGCCTCAAGCGCTGCAATGCTGTTAAATGGTTTTACCGTTACCACTGGCGGCGTATACCCGTCGATTTGGTCGGCATTAAATACACTGTATGATTTTAAAACGTAATGATAATTTTTCTCTACGCCGCTTGCTGTAATCTTGCTGCCGCTTACAGGCGAATAAAATATTATAGTGGTTCCCTTAGTGCCTTTTCGTACTTGCCCGCCTAATTGTAGCCATTGCTTATACGTCGCCCATTGCGTTGATTTGAACCCGCCGGCAGCGGCGCTCATTGCTAGGATTAAAGTATTAATGCCATTGTAACCCTTGCCGCTTACGGCGTTATGATTTGCGCTGCTGCTGCCATTCCATTGTTTTACCCATGGCGTAGCGCCTTGCTCTAATTGCTTAATGATTTGGTCGGTTACTTGTTGATAAATTAATGCGCTCATTTTGAATAGTCCTTTTTAGGATACTGCCGGTTTAAATGTACTGCTATTAAATGCCTAAGCGATGCCTTGTTTTTACTAATTTAGTAATTCTAAGTTTACAAGCCGCAATTGAGCGGCACTGTATTTTTTGATTGTACTTAGTATCTAGAATAAAGTACTTGTTTAAATCATTGTCGAATACTATTTTAAATTGTTTATAAATCATTTTAGTCCCTTATCTACTAGTTTGAATTTTGCTGCCTTCTACTAAGTATAACGGCACAATTGACGGAAAGTATACAATTATTTTATAGGGACTTTCCCTTAGTTGCATAAATACAACACTGGCTGCATTGTCTCATTAATGCACTATAATGGTGCAATGGCATAGCGCTATAATGGCACTATAATGGTGCATCATCGCCCTACACACTTCCTATTTCACAATGTGGAACAGTCCAATACAGTTTCACAATGTGATACAGTCCAGTATAGATTTCATCATGTGGTATAGGTCTGTATCATTCCACATAGTGGTATAGACCTATATAGATTTCACAATGTGATACTGTTGTGCTAATACAACACTGTTGCTTAATAACAACGCTGTAAAGTGACATAGGGGGGAGGGGGTGTTGTTGTTGTGTTAATGTTGCTGTAGGCGCTATCGTATGCAAAAAGGTAAAATAGACTATATTGCACTGCAATGTAAGTCTCTGTAATAAAAGAAGAAATAAAGCAATAATGTTTATAATGGAAACTGCACACTGCGCAGCAGGTTAGCAGAGGTCTGTAACACCGTCATAGCCCTGCTTGAGTTACCACCGTCTGCGCTACCGTAGGTCGCTATAGTAGACTGGATTGTAGGGTCTCTATAAATAATTCTTGACAAAACCTCGAAAGTATGCTACACTCCACTTACAAGTTCAACAGCACACAATAAAGGACACAGGATAGTCCCCTTCGGGACGACAAGTTATAGCACCCTGTAGCACGGGGAACAACAGCCAACAGGCGTTCCCCTCTTAGTTGATAGCGAACTTCTTAGTCTTACGACAGCACTCTATAGTATATAGGGTGTCTCTTAAAAAATTAGTAATTTGTCGCAGTAAAATGCAAAAGCAGTTTAATGTGTCTTCCTATAAGGATAAAAGACTTGATGTCAGAAATAGAAAAACAATTAGAATCTGCGCTACCGGAAGGTGCTGTTGTCGAGAAGAAGGTGCGTCCGAAGATTAAAAGACGTGAAGTAGTAAATGGTAAACCAAAGTTAGGTCGTCCAACAAAGGCGGCTATCGCCAAGAAGAAGAATCCCGGCATCGTGGGTAGACCACCCGGCGATGCAGCAAGGATTGCAGAATTTAAAGCAAGGTTGTTAGCCACTGCTGGCGACACTGTGATTACCAAGATTATTGAGACTGCCCTTGCGGACGGACACCCCGCCCAAGGAGCGATGCTCAAGTTCTGTGGCGAGAGGTTACTGCCGCTGTCGAGCTTTGAAGCCAAGAGTGGTGGCAGTGCTCCACAGATTAGTATTAACATTACTGGTATCAACAGCCCCAGTATCGAAGCATCTGAAGTAATTGAGAATGATGTCACTGACGTAGTTATCAGGGACGTAGATGAGTGAACTAAACTTTCAACTGTTGCGATGGCAACAAGAAGTGTTTAAAGACTCCACTCGCTTTAAGGTCATTGCTGCTGGTCGTCGTTGTGGTAAGTCACGACTCTCTGCAGTAACCCTACTGATTGAAGGGCTTAATTGCCCTGAAGGTTCTAGCGTAATGTACGTTGCACCAACGCTCGGACAAGCAAGAACCATTATGTGGGACTTGTTGATGGACTTAGGCAGACCCGTTATTAAATCTGCTCACATCAACAACTTAGAGATTACTTTGGTGAACGGCAGGAAAATCCTCATTCGAGGCGCTGACAACCAAGACTCACTTCGTGGTGTGTCCTTGTCGTATTTGGTAATGGACGAAGTAGCATTTATTAAGGCAGAGATTTGGGAGCGAGTGCTTCGAGCTGCTTTGTCGGATAAGAAGGGTAGAGCCATGTTTATTTCTACTCCTTCAGGTCGTAACCACTTCTATGAGTGGTATCAGTTAGGACAGTCGGGTTCAGACGAGGATTGGAAGTCGTGGCACTTTACCACTGCGGACAATGAAACGATTGACCCAAAAGAGATTGAGGCTGCAAAGCGAACATTAAGTTCCTTTGCGTTTAACCAAGAGTATTTGTCTTCCTTCAACAACGCTGGTTCAGGTTTATTTAAAGAAGAGTGGATTAAGTTCGGTGAAGAGCCTCAGAACGGTTCATGGTACATTGCGGTAGACTGCGCTGGATTTGAAGAAGTTGGAAAGAAGCAAACCAACAAGCGATTAGATAAAACAGCAATAGCCTGTGTCAAAGTAGATACTGATAACACATGGTACGTTGATAAGATTGAAACTGGTAGATGGTCTACTGAAGACACTGCCATGAAAATCTTAAACAACATTAAAGAGTATGAACCCACTGCAGTAGGGATTGAGCGTGGGATTGCAAAGCAAGCGATTATGACTCCACTCATGAACGCTATGCGAAGAATGAACTGCTATGCGCACATTGAAGAATTGACGCACGGCAACAAAAAGAAAGTGGATAGGGTTACTTGGGCTTTGCAAGGTAACTTTGAACATGGTAGGGTTGTTCTCAACGCTGAAGGTGACTTTGACCTTTTCGTTGATGAACTCTTAATGTTCCCTACGCAAGGGGTGCATGACGATACAGTGGATGCGTTAGCGTATGTCCACCAGTTAGTAAGACCTTCTTTCGATGCCGATGACGGTGGCGATGAGTGGGAAACTTTAGATGTAATTTCTGGCTATTAGGAAATCTATGTACGATAAAGAAAATGAATTTGTACCTTTAAACTTTGAACGACTCAGCAAAAACGCTGCAGTTTGGGAAGTTATCAAGGAAGAGATGAATTACCTTTCTGGTGAGTGTTTAATGAAGATTATCACAGCCGCTAAGGAACAAGGTTTAAAAGACAAACAAATCTTTATGCCAACTGAAGAAGTGGTAGAAGTAGAGTTTGTTGACCCATTCAACGATGATATGGAAGACTAAGATGGCTGAAATGAAAGATAACAACGAAGGCGCACAGTTCGAGCAACCGAGCGACGCTGATAGAGAGCTGACTGCGTTCGTTGTTCAGCATTGTGACCGCTGGAGAGACTTCCGTGATGAGAACTATCTCGAAGACTGGAAAGAGTACGAACGTATCTTCCGTGGTGTATGGGCTTCTGAAGACCGCACCCGTGAATCAGAGCGTAGTCGCTTAATCAGCCCTGCTACGCAGCAAGCGGTAGAAACCCGCCACGCTGAAATTATGGAAGCTGTGTTTGGTAATGGTGAGTTCTTTGACATCAAAGACGACATCATGGACTACAACGGTAACAAGATGGATGTCGAAGCAATCAAAGCATTGCTCAAAGAAGACTTAGAGCGTCACAAGATTCGTAAGTCGATTGACCAGATTGAACTGATGGCAGAGATTTATGGTACTGGCATCGGTGAGATTATGGTTAAGACGGAGAAAGAGTTTATTCCTTCTACTCAGCCTATTCCCGGCAGTACGCAAGCTGCGTATGGTGTGGAAGAGAAAGAATACTTTTGCGTTAAAGTCAATCCAGTCAATCCTAAGAACTTTCTTATCGACCCTAACGCTACCTCGATTGACGATGCGATGGGTGTGGCAGTTGAGAAGTTTGTCTCGATTCACAAGGTTGTTGAAGGCATGGAAAAGGGTATCTATCGTAAGGTAGACATCGGACCTGCTGGCAACGACGACGACTTAGAAGTAACCCAAGAAGTTGTGCAGTATCAAGACGACAAGGTTAAACTCTTAACTTACTACGGATTAGTACCTAGAGAGTACATAGAACAGCTTGAGAACGACGGAGAAGAGGTAGTTGACCTGTTCCCCGAGGATAGCACCGCAGACAGCTACAGCGACCTCGTAGAGGCTATTGTGGTCATTGCTAATGATGGACTGCTTCTCAAGGCAGAACGCAACCCATACATGATGCAAGACCGTCCTGTAGTTGCTTATCAGGATGATACGGTTCCTAATCGTTTCTGGGGTCGTGGCACAGTCGAGAAAGCATACAATATGCAAAAGGCGATTGATGCACAGCTTCGTAGCCACCTTGACAGCCTTGCTCTAACCACAGCCCCGATGATTGCAATGGATGCTACTCGTCTACCTCGTGGTGCTAAGTTTGAAGTCCGTCCCGGAAAAGCCATTCTCACGAACGGCAACCCTGCTGAGATTATGATGCCATTCAAGTTTGGCGTTACAAGTCCTGAGAACTTCAATACCTCGAAAGAGTTTGAGCGTATGCTCTTAATGGCAACTGGTACTTTGGATAGCCAAGGCATGGTAACGCAAGCCACCCGTGATTCTAGTGGTGCTGGTATGTCGATGGCTGTTTCTGGCATCATCAAGAAGTACAAGCGTACCCTGACGAACTTCCAAGAAGACTTCATGGTTCCGCTGATTAAGAAAGCAGCGTTCCGTTATATGCAGTTTGACCCTGAGCGTTATCCTTCTGTTGATATGAAGTTCATGCCTACCGCTACTCTGGGTATCATGGCTCGTGAGTACGAACAACAACAGCTCATTGGACTCCTGCAGACGCTTGGACCTGATACTCCTGTATTGCCAATCATCCTCAAAGGTATTATCGCTAACTCCAGCCTGTCAAATCGTGCTGAGATGGAGCAAGCCTTGACCCAGATGAGTCAGCCAAACCCTGAGCAACAGCAGATGGCTCAGATGGCACAGCAAATGCAGATGGAACAGTCACAAGCAACCACTGCATCCTTGCAAGCTAGAGCACAGCGTGACCAAGCTGAAGCACAAAAGACCGTAGTTGAGACCCAATTACTGCCTGAAGAGCTGAAAGCCAAGGTTATTAGTTCCTTGTCTACCAACATTGATGGTCAAAACCAAGATAACGAGTTTGAGAAACGTGCTCGTATCGCTGATTTAATGCTTCGTGAAAAAGATATTGACAACCGAGGCAAGATTGTTGAGCTACAGATGAAGAAAAGTCAATAAAACTAAAGAAATAGCTTGACTTTTTAGTCCAGATATGATAAGATGGCAACACGAAGTCAAGTAAGTAAGTACTCACTTACATACATTCTCCAAAAGGACAAAGAATGATGGACGCAAAACTACAAAAGTATTATGAAGACCGTTTTTCAATGATGACGACAGACGGTTGGCAAGATTTAATCGAAGACGCACAGTCGATGTTCAATTCGTTGAACCATGTGCTCTCAATACAGAATGAATCAGATTTGATGGTTAAGAAAGGGCAACTGGACCTACTTCAGTGGCTCATTAACCTTAAACCTGCTTCAGAACAGGCTTACGAGCAGCTCATGTCGGGAGACTCAGCAGATGGCTCGTAGGATGTATGACTTCAAATGTGAAGAATCTCATGTGACAGAGGCTTTAGTTGATTATGAGACAACT